GCATCTTGCGAACAACTTTAGGCAAACGGTGTTAGTGGCGAACAAAAAACAATCAAAATCGACACCATAAAAATAAAATCACCGTAATATCAATATATTACAGTAGTGGTGATGACGAATGAAATTTCAAAAACTAGCCTTTTTCCGCGCCGCTCCCGCCCCGTGGCAGGCCACCCCACCGGGAGGACCCGTCAGCCTGACAGCTCTGACGAACGTCTGATACAACGCCTTGCATGAATGGCATCGGGATAATCCAGAAAGGCATAGCATCGTGCCCACAAGAATCTGTGTAAGTGTCCTGTTTCTTCCACCCCCGCACAGGACTGGCGAGCATGAGGGACAAACCCGCGAACCATAAACGCGGTAAAAACCCGGCGTGCATCGTTTTTGATTATTCCCGCACACTCGCGCAGAAGGAGTTCCCCGTCGGGCTACGGTCTCTGTTAATACGGGAATACGGCGACGATACAGCGCATGATGTGTCAGGCTTGAATACCTTTATCCGTTAAAAGGGATATCAGTTAAGCTATCCCGTGTAGGGTATAAGCCATTATCAAAGCCACTCTGTAGGGAGTGGCTTTTGTAATGGCAATAAAAAGCCCCGCGAATGCGAGGCTAAATCCTGGTATTTGTAATGACTGGCTCTTATCTCAACGCAGCCCCTTACCGCGCGCAAGATGCTCAATATCAAGCATCAGCAATGAGATATTTAATCTGGATTCACTCCAGAAGTGATCACCACCCTGTCTACAGAGCCAAATGTGAAGGATGATGAGTAAAATTATCGCTATCATCGAAGGCATTGCGTCCTGATATATTCCTGAAGCGTTCTCAGTGCTGTCTGGTCTCTGATGATTCCGTCCCGGATACCGAGAACGTTTCGTCCAGCAACTGGAGAGAGTTCGACGGTGGCATCATTGCCCATGCCGGAGGCGCTGGAGGTTTCGGCTGAGGATGGCACAGAGCATTTTCCTTTGACGAGCACCCGACCACCATTATCAAGCTTGCGCCGAAGAGCATCATTTTCAGCTTTCGCATCAGCCAACTCCTTCGTGTATTTAGCATCGAGTACATCAGCAGCACGCTGGCGTTGCTGCATGTCAGTAATGGTGGCGGTCGCCTGCTTCAGCTCACTGACTTTTTTATCACGCTGTTCTTTGTAGGCGATGGCGTTATCACGGTAATGATTGACCGCCCACGACAGGCAGACGATGATGCAGATAACCAGAGCATAAATAATCGCGGCGACTCTGCTCACTCATCTATCCCCCAACAGGCTAATGCGCTTTCCTGGTCACGACGAATAACCTGTCCATAGCAGTTATTTGAACGTATGCGGCAATCGCGCCCACCATCTTTTATCCACCAGCGAATCGCCTCACATGCACCCTTACGATCACCGGCATTCAGCCGCTTATAAAACGTCGACGGGAAACACTTACCGGGGCCAATGTTATAGGGACAAAATGACGCTATACCCGCTTTCTGTGGTTCGGTCAGTGGTACTTTAATATTGCGCTCCACCCATGCCAGCGCCTTATCACGTTCAATAGCGTTAACCTGGTCGCATTTTTCCTTCGACAGCTTCATTCCCGGTATGACGGGCTTACCATCCACCATTGTGGCACCACGACAGATGGTCCATATACCGGAACCATCGCGGTATGCCGTAGTGTGGTTACCCTCTTTTTCATCAAGAAACTGGTCAAGGATTTGAGGAGCAGACGCGCCTGCAGCAATCAGCGCCAGAACAGCAGCTGACAGGCCGTATTTGATTTTTGCGCTCATGGATATTTATCAGGATGCTACCAATGAAAGATACTGGAAAGCCAACTGCAAAAAGCTAACAACCCGTAATCGAGTTATCAGAACTGTTAATTTTTATGGTATACCGCGCCTCTGAACAGGGGCGCGTTTCTGGCAACAGCTCGTCCCCTTCACATAACCCGGCAGCAACATCCAGGAAGACCTGTCTGATGCTCCTTCTGGCTGCTGCCTCATAAAACTCCAGCGCGGCACCTTCAACACGGTCCAGCGAGATGTCCAGGTCAAAAATTTCACCGTCAAAGCGGTTTTTGTCCCGTAACGCTAAAGTTACCGTAACTTTATTCTCAAAATTGCGGATCCCTTTCACAATCAGTTCATAGTTTTGAGTCATTGAATTACTCTCCCCGTGCAGCCTTACGCTTGTCTTCTTTAATCTTGAAATAAAGGTTTGTCAGGTACGTCAGCAGGCCAAATACCAGACTACCCAGCACACCTATTGCCGCCCACTGTGAGGGCGTGACTTTATCGAGCAACTGTAAAAACCAGTACCCGGCACTACCTGCTGAGGTGCCATAGGCGACACCCGTTGTTAACTTATCCATGGATTTCATAACCCCACCTCGCAGATGCGGGTGCTGTGTAATGGAAATAAAAAGGCCACCTGACGTGGCCACCAGATTATTTCCCCACCAGCTCGTTTATCTCTTTCACTGTCTGGTTAAACCGCTCTGACTCAAGCTCAACACCTAAGGCCCGACGCCCCAGCGCCATTGCTGCTTTTATTGTGGAACCGGATCCCATAAAAAAATCAGCAACCAGATCACCGGGTCGACTACTGGCATTGATTATTTGCCTGAGCATATCCGCCGGTTTCTCACACGGATGTTTACCCGGGTAGAACTGAACGGGTTTATGCATCCAGACATCGGTATAAGGCACGGAGACTGATACGGAGAAATAGCGCCGGAGAGATTTAAACTCATCCAGCAATTCAGAATATTTGCGATTCAGTGAATCATAAGATGCCACCAGCTGGTGGTGTGGTTGTTCCAGTTGTTGTTCCTGAAACTTCTCTGCCGCTATACGGGAAAACAGTGCCTGTAACTTCCGATAGTCAGCCTCATTCGGCAACTGCCACTGACTGGCACCAAACCAGTGGGAAACCATATTTTTCTTACCTGTGGCTTCGGCAATTTGTTTTGCCGTTATACCCAGTTCGGCACGAGCATCCCTGAAATACGATATCAGCGGTGCCATTATGTGCTGTTTGAGTTCCCTTTCTTTTGCCGCATAGCCGTCACTTTTGCCACGATATGGCCCCTGGTAATGTTCAGCAAACAGAACGCGCTCTGTGGCAGGAAAATATGCGCGCAGACTTTCTTTATTACACCCATTCCAACGTCCGGACGGCTTCGCCCAGATGATATGGTTAAGCACGTTGAAACGTTCACGCATCATGATCTCAATATCAGATGCCAGGCGATGCCCACAGAACAGGTAAAGGCTTCCGGCAGGTTTTAACACCCGCCAGAACTGGGCCAGACAGTGGTCCAGCCACTTAAGGTAATCTTCGTCCCCTTTCCACTGATTGTCCCAGCCGTTGGGTTTCACCTTGAAGTACGGCGGATCGGTAACAATCAGGTCAATGGAATCATCAGGCAGGGACTGAATAAAATGCAGGCAATCAGCGTTGATTAAATCAGCACTGTTTATTTTTACAGTATTTTTCATGGATCAGTAAGCGTAACTCTGGTAGGCTCACTCTGCTTTTGCGCTAAAGCAGTGGGCCGTGGTTCGCTTGTGACCAGTAAGCATGAGCGAATGGCTGGCAGGTGCTACCAACACCCACCAGCCGCCCATTTTCACAGCAGGAAACCGCCATTACTGGCAGCGTCTGAATTTATTCCCGTACCCGCCGTTATCCTTCGCCAGACCCGCCAGAACTAACTGAGTCAGTATTAACTGGCACCGGGCTTCGCTTACTCCGGTAGTTCTCGTCATCATGCGTGGCGTTACCCACTTGTCAGCAGGTAAGAAATGAAGGACTGCGGCGGCGGTTTCTGTCATATCTTGCTGTTTTAGCATGTCTTTTTCCCTTCTGGTTAACATGACATACCAATAACTCTTGTCTAAAAAGCCAGCAAGATAAAAAGTCAGTATTCACGACCACCAGCGTGTTTACTGTACTGCACCAAGTTTACAGGTACAAAAAACCCGCTCAGTGGCGGGTTGCTATTACAGCTATATATTTACTTATTATGCCGTTACTAACATTTATCTTCGACATATAATCGAAAACAAGGTTTACTTAAAACTCTGCTTTCATTTTATCCGGGAATTTTTTATTTGCAGCATAATAACTACCAAGTACATAAGCGTTCATTTGCTGCTCTACATCAACCCGACATGCCGCACTAGAACAAGCTCCACTGATAAGCCCAAAAGAACTCCCTTTAGCAGAGAGATCAGCTTTGATTTCCTCTACAGTGTTTTTCCCCATAGCAACTACACACCCTGTCACAATATATCTAGCCTTCACATCATCCATGCTAAGGATAGTAGTTTTCGCAATTTTGCTGTATCCATCATTTTTATAAACATCCATGGCAAACGCACGGCAATCTGTATAATACGGACTTGCTTTAACTTGCGAATACTCAGGTAATTTCATACCTGCACAACCAACTAAACAAAAACCTATCGCTGCTATTAATACCTTTTTCATTACAGTCATAACCTAGAAGCATCATTGAAACTAATTTATTAAATAATCATCGAGTTTCTGGAATACAGACGTTAACCATCTCTCCAAAATCTAAAAGATAATAAGAAAAAATGTTTAACGCACCAATCCATTTCATAGTTTCATGAGACATCAGGCACAAAAAAACCCGCTCAGGGGCGGGTTCTTAAATCTTATCAACGGTAGACATACAAAGCCCATCGTTGGGAAAATCTTATCCATATTTTTTGAAAAATGCAAGCATCATGTCGTCATCTTCGGCGAAAACCATTTATCTTGTCACCTTTCTCAATTGTATCTCTGCATATGCTTCTTCCTGCCAGCACTTTGTAACCAGTTTATCAATGACATCTGCATATCCTTTGTACCACTGATAATCCGTCAGGTCTGGTACCAGCTTCTGGACATGATGCCGCGCCAGTGTGGTTGGTAAACGGCTAAACCGGTTTCCATTGCAACGCCCACAAATCTTATAAACAGGCGTGCCATGAAGCCGGGTCCTTTTTTCATCCAGGACAATACCTTTACCCTTACACCCTCTGCACGCTGTGCTGACTTCTCCCTTACCATGACAATGCTGACATAGTTCCTTCACCCACTCTTCCTTGATAACAGATTCCCCGCTTCTGGAGTGTTTCACCACTTCGCGCAATACATTATGAAATCCAGTACCAGCACAATGCTCACAGCGAGCCTTACTTGCCGCAGACCTGGAATAATCAGCAAAGGCAAAATTCACAAGGTAAGGGATGATCTGTAACCGGGTTTCTTCACTCAATTTGTTCAATGTCGGGTTATCCAGTGCCATCGCGTAATTGAGCAGACCTTCAATCGCAAATTGAGGATCCTGAACACCAACTTTTGCCAGGAATAAGGCAAACCCAAGCGGTGCTTTCGACTGCACCATCCCCTGCGCAGCCATCACATCCGTAATCGTTAAACCACCTGAGCCTGTCGCCGGTGCGTCATCGCTCAATTTTGGAGATTTTGGGGAGTAATATTTTGGTAAGGCTTCAAGGTTCATGCTCGTTCTCCACTTACGCCAATACGCCAATTGCCAGCGCACGATCGATAAAACGAAATATCAGCTCCAGCTGGGAGCCATACTTCTCTTCAAATGCCACGGTATCCGCATGCAGCTCGTCGTGATGCTTTCTGCACAAAGGCAACACAAAAAGGTCATGCGCTTTTGTTCCCATTCCACCCTGACCGTGACCTATCAGGTGGTGGGGATCATCAGCGGGCTTTCCACAACATGCACACGGCTGTGTCTTAACCCAGCGCGTGTACTTTTCATTAACCCAGCGGCGACGTTTTGGGCGTAACATAAAAGACTCCGGCGACTCCGGATCCACTTTCAGCGCCAGCACCTTTTTCGCCTTATCCTGGATGATGCTGGTGGCAGGAACCGAAGGCACAAGGTCACTTTCCCGGGTAACAGACGGCACAACAGGCTTCGGTAATCTCAGTGCCTTACGGGCTGCACTTTCCGGTAAGGCATCCGCCAGATCATTACGAATCAGCCACCAGCACAGTTCAGGCATTGTCACAACGTGACTGTCATCAAAACCGAGATCCCGACGCACAACAGACAACACCCAGCGGGCACAGTTATCCGTTGCCATTGATTCCAGCCGTTCCGTGAACTGATCGCGCAGCTGGTTATCGCAGTGCCAGCACAGACGGATTGCACCCGGAGCGTGTCGCATTGTGGTCATGTTCTCGCTGTGCCAGTCGGAATGAGGCCACTGGCAGCCTTTTTCACGAAGTAACCAGCTTTCAAGACATTCCACGCCACCAGCACGACGGATCACTGCCTCATTGCGGAACACGGCCCGAACGGCAGGATCATCCGCCAGCGGTTGTGATGCCGCCGGAACGGCACCACTGGCGAAAGATGAATAACGCTCCGGCTCAGGCTCCAGCAGGACACGCCCCTGCATAAACAGGGGCATCAGCTCTGAACCTGGCCTGAACAATACGATCCCCATACGCGGGGCAATTTCAGGGGTCAGTAGTGCTCTCACGGTCACCTCAATGAACGGTATCGAGCAGCTTTAACAGCTCAGGGAATCGGGATTCGAAGAAATGCGGCTGCGTCTCGCGCGGATTTGCGGGACTGGTGATGTTCTTGCCGAACATGCAACCTTTCGCTGTCAGCGACCAGAATTTTTTGATGTTGTTAATCGCGGTACGGCTGTATCGTTCGCGCTGCTCGACGATCCCCAGTTTCACCATCTGGTGATATGCCTGATTAGCTGTCAGGCGTATACCATACTGTTTCAGCAGTGCACTCAGTGACAGTGTCGGGCGACTTGAGCCATCGTGTGCATCAGCAGGAGCATCAATGGCATAGCGCGGTGCCAGATTCGGTAAGCCAACAGCCTCCTGGAGTTTCTGACAGGCACCAAGCACTGAAGAGTTAGACAGGTTTAACTCCCGGCGCATAAAGTCCAGCAGGATCACGCCAGCCTGCATCTTGTCAGCAGCCTGTCCGGATAATTTTTCCGGTGCGCTGGTTACCATATCGAAAGTACGGATCACCTTCAGATGGAATGACGGGCTGATCCACATTGCATAGGCATACACCAGTTCCTTGCAGACATACGTTCCCCGTTCATTTCCCCCATGAATCACACTCACCGGGTCAACACCCAAATTCTGGGTGTTGGTCAATTCATGAACAAGCTCAACAGTTTGTTGGCTGGAAAGAAACTTTCCCGGCTCCTTGGTTCTGGCATTTGCACCAGATGCTACTGCTGCGCGATGCAGATCGTTCAGGCTGTAACGCCCATAAGCATCACGACGAACTTCAATACCATCAATGACCATCAGATTATTCATACTTCGTTTCTCCTCTTGATCAGGCGGCTGCACCCGCCGTTTTCTCGTACTTACTGATAGTGATCTCGACCTTCCCTTTCGGGATAACCGGTCCCCACTCCACCAGCATTCTTTTCACCTGACTGTCGTCTTCCCACACACCCGCGTGGGTCAGGGCGTCAAACAGCGCCTTGTTATAGTTGTCCAGATCGCGGATCCGGTTATCCGGAGGAAACAACACGATCTCCACTGAAGCAGGTGCCGACGTTGGTTTCGGCAGACGACGTAACTGCTCAACTATTGCTGCACACGCCGCGCTCTGGAATTTGCGCCCCGCCGCGCTTATCAGGCTCTTACCAGCAAACGCCCCTTTGTTGGGGTGTCGCCAGTACGTGTTCACGCTGGGCGGAAAAGGCAGGATCAGCTTCATGCTTTCAGGCCCCTCTCATGTAACCAGTGGGTTGCACGCAGCCTTGCGTTTTCCTCACCGGCAAGCAGTGAGCGGATAATCCCGACCGCCTCGCTGTCGTCGTCCTTCACCGCGGTATGAAGCGTTATCCCCCGGGCCACGCCACGCTTTATCGTGATGACGCCTTTTTTCTCCAGTGCGCGAAGATGCTCCACCGCTGCATTCACTGAACGGTATCCCAGCATGGTTGCCACCTCCTGATTGGTTGGCGGGAAGCCACGTTCTTTCTGATAAGAAATCAGCATATCCAGCACCTGCTGCTGGCATTGAGTTAACGTCGTCATGCCACCATCTCCCTGACCAGTTTTTCCGCCTGCTGGCGAACCTGCGCCAGAAACGCCTCACCACATGCCTCAAGTTCATCGCGCCCGATGTAGCTGATTGCCGGTCCCTTCCAGGTCTTGTCAAAAACAGCAATAGCACCAGCGAAAAAAGCTCCTGTCGGTACCTGCTTCTCGTCTTTCGGGATAAACCAGACAGGCAGTTCAAAACCAATACGCCCGCGAATAAAAGCAATATGATCTGCATCTTCCGGCCACCACACTTCGCTGGTGGCAGCTTTGATCAGGAAAACATAGCGCCCGCCCTTATCACGCATGGCACTGGCATGTTTCATGATGTAACGCATGCCGGTGATGTATTGCCCCTCATGCTGACTGGCGCGGCTGTATGGAGGATTACCAAAGGCAGCACCTTTAAGCTCCACAAGGCGTTCTGACCAGTCATGCGCCAGCGCGTTGTCTTCCGCCGTGTAATACGCGGCACATTTGGCGTTATCACCGTCAGTGAACAGATCCAGAACAAACGGGCCAAACAGGGTGTTAATTCCCCAGAAAATGTTGTCCGGCGTGCGCCACTGATCACCCACTTCCTTCAGTTCATGGGCTGGTTTGTTCCGCAGTTCCACCAGCTCCTGGCAATATTTATTACTCATTAAGCCCCCACGTAATTCCCTGACAGATACCACTCATCACCCGATACAGCGCGCTTGCTGCTTTTCCGTAAAAACTGCTCACGACGCGCCAGAAAATTGTTTCGTTCTGGCTGGGAGTGGCTTTCACGGAATGCCGCCATCCACACCGTTGCAGCACGACGGTATAAGCCCCTGGACTCCAGTTCTTCCGCCTGGCGGGTCAGGCACAAAATCACCCGGGGATCGTTAGTGCCGACATAGAAATTGCGCACAGGTCTGGTTTCACGAACTGGTTGTGGTTCCGGCTCCTGCGCTCTCTCAGTCAGGCGTGGGAAATGTCTGCGTGTATCTCCTTCACAACGGTGAGCCACACGCCCACTCTGACGTAACTTGCTTGCTGACTGCAGAACGCGCTGCCGTGAGTAACCTGCAAAAGCATCCGCAATGTCTCCGGAAGTACACCCCGGATGGGCTTCAATGAATTTCTGAACTTCATTCAAAAGACTCATGATCACCCCCTGAATCCTGCCGGGATCTGGCTGTAGTCCACGTTGTCGTAACTGGCTTTGAAGTACGGGTCCTCGCGTCTGGCTGCAGATACCGCAGGAACTTCCCAGGATTCTTCGAAATGACGATCTGGACCAAAGAACGTGACAGCCTGTTTCACAAATTGTGTGCCGCTATTGCCCATCGCAGATACCCAGCCCGCGTAGCGTTTCACACCTTCCAGCATGGTTTCGGGGTTTACCCCCTCGTTCAAACGGGCTTTCCAGGCTTTGAAGGCTGCAGATTTTGAATTGCCACCAGCACGTTTGGGATATGCCAGCCATGCCTGCTCAAACTCCGGAGAGTATTCCGGTCGGTTTGAACGAACTCGCACGGACTCATCAACTGATGCACCAACAGCTATTGGTTCATTGACTGGTTCTTTGACTGGTTCAAAAGAGTGACTGGTTCTGGGTGAATCTCCTGCACTACCCCCTGGTGCAACTCCTGCACTACCTGGTGAATTTGCTGCACCAGATAGTGAATTATTTGCACTACCCCCTAGTGAATCTCCTGCACCATCCAGATGAAGGAGATAGATATTACTTGAGTTACCTTTTTCACCTTTCCGGGTGACTTTTTTTACCAGCCCGGACTCACAAAGGGCCGCAATATGATTCATCACAGAACGTTTGCTAATCTCGCACTGGTCAGCAATATGCTGGTAGCTGGGCCAGCACTCACCCTGATCGCTGGCATTATCAGCCAGCTTGATCAGAACCAGTTTTCGCAATGGATTACCCACTCGAATTTTCATCGCTTTAACCATCAGCTCCATACTCATGCTGCACCTCCGAGATGCTTCATGTTTTTTCCGGAGCGAAAGGCTATAAGCGGCATACTGACGCGGTAATTACGGCCCAGCGGTTCACAAATCACCTTCTGGCATTCACGGTCAACCAGGCTAACACGTAGAACATGCCCTGCAGGTGTGGTGTACCACTGACCCGGACGAGGACAACGGAAAGTCTGATTGGTAAACCGTTTGAAAATATTCCGGATCATTTGCGCCCCCTTACCTCTGAAGGGTTCAGCGACAAATTTATGAGGCAGGCCAGTGCCGAAGCATCATTAATATAGTCATACAAGCTAACAGCCAGCGGAGATTCGGCTTTTGCCAACATAGGATAAAGCTGCTGCAGCCAGACCTGATGAATTGATGAAATGTAGGAATAGAGAACGCTGGCGTTATGTGCAACGTCGCTCAGTACAGAGGGATTTGAAAGCTGTTTCTCCATCTGGTTAAAGGCATTGATGTATGCCTCTTTGAACTGGGCAGCACGTTTACCCGTGAAACCCATAGCAAGAAACGCAAAGCCGTCGCGGGTTATTTGATAGCAAGGTAGTTTGCGGCCTGTGCAATCGGTGTAATCACTCACCGAAAAATTGCGGGAAGTGAATGATGCAGAGCATTCAAGCGTGCGGATCTTTTTCAGTACATCGTCATGACGTTTGGAGAAGAAGTTGGCAACAGCCAGGGATGAAGTAACAGCCTGACCATCAACGATGGCAATTTCAGGTTGAGTGAGGGTTGGGATCGTAGCCATGATGGCAGCCTCTTTGGTGATTTTTAATAACTCACCACCAAGGCTTTCCACGACCTTATTGGTGGTGAGACGTACAGGGGTGGAAATACCGGTCACCAAAGAACCCGGCCCAACCGAAGTTGGCCCTGCACGCCCCACCATAATTTGGGCGTAATGCTGCTCATTACACAAAAAAACCGCAAGAGCGCGGTTGTGCGCTTTGGTGAATTCCGGGTTTCCACGCCCGGCACCCGCTTTATAAGGTGCCTGAACAGTGTAACGTCCCGGAATGGCAGAATCAATGTGCTGGTGGTCCTTCACACTCAACAAAATCACGCCTGAATTTCCACAAAGGACTAAAGCACTCATGCGGGTAGTCTTTGCGAAGATAGATAACGCGCTGTGTTTCTGGCTCCCAACGAATAACATGGACATAAAGCCCTCTTCCGTCACGAAACCAGCGGTTAAGTTCCTGCACAACTCGCCCCCCACAGTCAGGTAAAGTTCTCTGTGGTTACTTACAGCCAAGTGATTTGGTAATCTGCATTCATGCCGTAACAACAGGTGTTCAGCGACACTGACCACCAGCTGTTGCGACAAACGGTTATTTGCCGTTAAACTGTTCATGCGTTAGTTTCTCCACAGACACAAAACGCCACGACGCCCGGAGCTGCACACTCGCGGGCGTCACTCTTTTCTGGAGCGCAGAAGATTTTGTAGACCAGTGCTGCATGCTCCTGGAGCTTCGAAATTGACAGATACAACTCATCATTAATTGCTGTCTGCTCGTGTGGCTCCACGACCCCATCTTCGATTGCCGAACGAATCTGCTTTGAGTAATTCCCGATCTGTTCGATGACTTCCAGCAGGCGCTGGTTTATATCGGCGTTCTCTACTTCCTCAATTTCAGGAAGCGATACGAACACCCCACCGGCAGACTGTGCGACAGCATCCGCAATGTAGTGAGTGCCAGCCGCGCGCTGTAAAACCATTGCCCATCCCAGCGGGAAAATCTGATCGCCATCTGCACGAAGGCGGTTGAATAAAGCGTTCTCTGTTACATCCAGCCAGTCAGCAGCTTCAGCGTAACCCCCAGGCAATGCCGCGATAGTTTTTCTGACAGCTTTCACGTACCACTCAGGTTGTTTTTCCACTTTCCAGTGATGCTTACCCACGGCTTACCTCCTGTTCCTGTGGTTTAAACCCATTCTGGTTTTGGCTAGATTGAAAACGTGCCGGATAAAGAATCTGCATTTCGCTGATTTCACCCTTAAAAAAATTGGCCAGACGTTCTGCAAGATCGATAGATGGAATTTGTTCCAGTCTTTCAATACGACTCAGCGTCGCTGGATTGACCTGAACGCCCGCAGCAACATGCTGCAAAGTAAATCCGTGCGCCTTACGCACATTTCGTAATGGTGATTGCATATAACCTCCACATATTGCGTGATGAGCATATTATTTCACGCAAATATTTTGCGCAAGTTGATTTGCTTAACGCGCAATAAAGAAATGTAATAAACGCATGAACATAGGAAACCGAGTCAGACAACTTCGCCAGGCGAAGAACATGAAAATCGCCGATCTCGCTGAAGCAATAGGAGTGGATGCGGCGAATATCTCGCGCCTGGAAACAGGTAAGCAGAAACAATTCACTGAACAAGCCCTGAGTAATATTGCCAGGAGCTTAGGTGTTGATATTGCTGATCTCTTTACCTCAGACGTCAAAAGTAATACTGTATGTAAAAACAGTATTAGTGAGGATGTTGCGCAGGTGAAGGATGTATTCCGTATTGAAATGCTGGATGTCAGTGCCAGTGCGGGAAATGGCCTTATCCAGGGCGGTGATGTCATTGATGTGATTCATGCCATTGAATACAGAACTGATAATGCTGTATCGATGTTTGGCGGACGACCAGCCAATCACATTAAAGTTATCAACGTTCGTGGGGACAGTATGTGTCCAACCATTGAGCCAGGAGATCTCATCTTCGTTGATATCAGTATCAATCAGTTTGATGGGGATGGTATATATGTATTTGGTTTTGATGATAAAATTTACGTCAAACGACTGCAAATGATACCTGATAAACTGCTGGTAATTTCTGATAATCAGATTTACCGCGAATGGGGAATTACCAGCGAAAACGAACATCGGTTTATGGTCTTTGGAAAGGTCTTAATCAGTCAGTCACAAACCCTTAAGCGACACAATTAACCCCCTACCTCAACATCAATTAGCCACCAGAAGGTGGCTTTTCATTACCCACCAAATTGCATATCTCGCAATAAAAACACTTGCATAATGCGCAACTTCATTTTATCTTTCTTTCCAGACCTACAAACAAGGTACTAACAAAATTTGGTTGTAACACGGCGTATGGCACATGCGTCGTTAGCGGTCTGGGGACGTTAAAGGGGACAATCCACTCCTTGCTCGGGCAAACAAACCAGGTAGCCGGAATGTGCAAGTCAATGATGATGCTGATAAGACGCCTAACCAGCGTGGCGATTCGGTTTGACGCCTGGGAAGAGACCAGGGTGCAACGATGAGGGCATTTATGGAGCCGCGACAAAGTGTGGTGCCGTAACTGGCTAAGTGCTCTCAGCGTTGTGGTGAATGCGCAGGCTGATGCGCGAAAGACATTGCAGCTATTGCGGAAAAGAGCTGTTCGGCGGGGCAATTAAACGCCCGTGAGAGTCTGAAATAACCGCAAGCCGGAGATCAGCACCGGTCACCACAACAGCCACTGCTTTGGCGGTACCAGTTTGTACACTTGCTTCCGGCTGGTACCGCTCTTTTTACAAAACAGAGAAGAGCATCACCGGACGACGGGCTCATAACCCAATCCATCCGGGCGGCTGCCACCGCAGGTGTTCTTCTCTGTTTTGTGGAGAAACCAACCGACCTTGCAGGGTCGATATGATGAGGAGCAGCAAAATGGCTAGCGAACGCAGTACTGATGTGCAGGCATTTATCGGGGAGCTGGACGGCGGCGTATTTGAAACCAAAATCGGCGCAGTTCTCAGTGAAGTCGCTTCAGGTGTGATGAACACGAAAACCAAAGGTAAGGTCTCACTCAACCTGGAAATCGAACCATTTGATGAGAACCGTGTGAAAATCAAACACAAACTCTCATATGTTCGCCCGACTAACCGCGGGAAAATTTCCGAAGAAGACACCACCGAAACGCCGATGTATGTCAATCGCGGTGGTCGCCTGACTATTCTGCAGGAAGACCAGGGACAATTACTGACTCTTGCCGGTGAACCTGACGGAAAACTACGCGCAGCAGGTCATTAATATCGTTCTTAATTAACTGATTATTTATCTCATCACTGAATATCTTTATATAGTGAGGACTTATTATGTCTCAGAACTTAGACGCAACCGCAATTAATCAAATCCATGCCCTTATTTCTGCTCAGGGTGTTAATGAAATTATCAGTAAGATTGGTGCCGATGCTGTGGCATTGCCTGAGAATTTCCGCATTCATGATCTGGAAAAATTTAATTTAAATCGCTTCCGTTTCCGTGGTGCGCTTTCCACTGCCAACATCGATGACTTTACCCGTTATTCTAAAGATCTTGCAGATGAAGGCACCCGCTGCTTTATCGATGCTGATAATATGCGTGCCGTCAGTGTACTTAACCTGGGTACTATTGATGAACCAGGTCACGCAGATAACACCGCCACTCTCAAACTGAAAAAGACAGCACCGTTCTCTGCCCTGTTGTCTGTTAACGGCGAGCGTAACTCCCAGAAGTCACTGGCAGAATGGATTGAAGACTGGGCCGACTACCTTGTGGGCTTTGATGCTAATGGTGACGCTATTCAGGCAACAAAAGCGGCTGCGGCAGTCCGTAAAATCACGATTGAAGCAAACCAGACCGCTGATTTTGAAGATAATGACTTCAGCGGCAAACGCTCCCTGATGGAATCTGTCGAAGCGAAGACCAAAGACATTATGCCAGTGGCATTTGAATTTAAATGCGTTCCGTTTGAAGGTCTGAAAGAACGTCCGTTTAAATTACGCCTCAGCATTATCACTGGCGATCGTCCTGTACTGGTTCTGCGCATTATTCAGCTGGAAGCGGTGCAGGAAGATATGGCTAACGAATTTCGTGATCTGCTTGTTGAGAAATTCAAAGACAGCAAAGTAGAAACCTTTATTGGTACTTTCACCGCCTGATTTCATTACTGCAAATGCCCCTGCGGGGGCATTTATGGAAACGTAATTAACTCAATAATCACCGGATGGTGAGAGCTCACTTTTAGCAGAATTCAGCGCGGTGCAGCGCATATAAAGTGGAGAACGAAATGTCATTTATTAAAACTTTTTCCGGGAAGCATTTTTATTATGACAAGATAAATAAAGACGACATCGTGATTAACGATATCGCAGTTTCCCTTTCAAATATCTGTCGCTTTGCAGGACATCTTTCACACTTCTACAGTGTCGCCCAGCATGCGGTGCTTTGCAGCCAGCTGGTGCCGCAGGAATTTGCTTTTGAAGCGTTAATGCATGATGCAACAGAAGCATATTGCCAGGACATCCCCGCGCCACTGAAACGACTTCTTCCTGACTATAAACGGATGGAAGAAAAAATAGATGCCGTAATCCGTGAGAAATACGGGTTACCCCCGGTTATGAGCACGCCTGTGAAATATGCCGATCTCATCATGCTGGCAACCGAACGCCGCGATCTCGGGCTTGATGATGGCTCTTTCTGGCCTGTACTGGAAGGCATCCCGGCAACAGAGATGTTCAACGTGATTCCACTGACACCGGGCCATGCCTACGGGATGTTTATGGAACGTTTTAACGAGTTATCGGAGTTACGCAAATGCGCATGAATGTTTTCGAAATGGAAGGGTTTCTTCGCGGGAAATGTGTACCACGAGATCTGAAAGTGAACGAAACAAATGCTGAGTACCTGGTACGTAAATTCGATGCGCTTGAAGCTAAATGTGCGGCACTGGAAAACAAAATAATACCAGTGTCAGCTGAACTGCCACCAGCAAATGAAAGTGTTCTGTTATTTGATGCTAACGGAGAAGGCTGGCTAATTGGCTGGCGTTCTCTCTGGTACACCTGGGGACAAAAAGAAACCGGAGAATGGCAGTGGACATTTCAGATCGGGGACCTTGAAAACGTCAATATCACTCACTGGGCAGTAATGCCGAAAGCACCGGAGAATAAGAAATGAGCGTAATAAAAACTCATACAGGAATTGTTATCACCCGAGACGGTCCGCAGGTAAAAAAACTGCACCAGACAAAGCGGATGTGGGTCGTCGGAAAAAACGAGTTTTACCACAAAGAAACCGGACGCCGCCACTTTGCAGAAAATACGCGCCGCCGACTGCTGATCGACAGCATCAAGCCTATCGAGGTGAAGCATGTTTAAAAAGAACGAAAAATCTATCGCTCAAATTGCTGAGTATATCCCGCGTGCGTGCCGGGGTATGCAGTTGCAGGAAGCCAAAGCGCGCCTGGAGAAAAAAATTGCGCTCTATATCGATGACGGCTGTGATGCTGCCGTTCTTAACGCAGCGTTCGCGCCAGCTCTTAACAGTCATACGCGGGAGTCTTTTTTTNCGCGCATCGCAGCGCAGATCCGTAAAGGAGGCAACCAGTGAGCGAGATTAACTATCAGGCTCTGCGACTGGCGGCAGAAAATGCAACACCAGGCGAATGGTGTGCTGATGACTACCATGGAGTAATTGCCGATGCCGGACTGAACGCCAATTACTACATAGCATCATGCTCAGGACCAGATAATCGCGCCAATAAACGATTCATAGCCGCCGCCAATCCTGCCACCGTCTTGGCGCTGCTGGATGAGCTGGAAGCAGCAGAGAAGCGAAACGCTGAATTACAAAGCGAGAATGCATACATCCGCAACCGGTACAAAGAACTGGACCTATTAATCGGGAAAAACATTCTGGTCATGCAGGCTGCCATTATCGAATGGCAGGCAACTGGCGACGCTAAGAGCGGACTGGCATGGATTTATAACACACTGTTTGGCCCTGGCGAATTACCGGACGAATCTGAGAAAGATGCTCAGGCCTACTTTAATCGCAAATATGCACCGATTGACGAAAAGCTTATGGCGCTTCACAAGTGGTTTTGGGAACAAAGTGAAGCCGATCGCGCCGCCGCCAACATTGGTGTGAAGGGGAAGTGAGATGAACGGACAAATCTCAATTGTTCGACCGGGAGCATGTGACGATTGCGAGATACGAATGATTATTCGTCTGGCGAGGGGGAAAACAATAACTGCTCTCATTACTCCTGAAAATCTCGCATTAGCATTAACAGGAAAGTCAGACCTGCCAGTAGAGCTAAAGCTGCGAAATGTTGAGATTAAGGTGAAATAGTTATGAATACTATTACCAAAGAATGGTTACAGAACACGATTACCGGAATTGAGTCGATAATAGACGATAAATCGTTTGTATGTAGTGAAATAGCATTCGAAATAGGTCAGGTTAACAACATACTTACCGCATTTAAAATTGCACTGGCATCGCTGGCAGCAGTATCGGATGAACGGGCAGCCTATGAATTATTTATGGAGAAGCGTTTCGGGGAATCTGTAGATCGCCGCAGGGCAAAAAATGGTGATAGAGAATACATGGCATGGGATATGGCGCTTGGCTGGATTATCTGGTGTCACCGCGCCGCCATGCTTCAGGGAGGCCAACCTGTAAACCAAACTTACAACTTGCCAGAATTAATCGAAGGCATGGAAGTTTCCATTGATGTTAGCACTTGTGATGCTGATTTAGGTAATCGCTATTTCGGCACCGTCACCGAGGCGTTAGAACTTGATACGGCCAAGAATGGTTACATCCTCCTGGTTCAGGACGCAGAGCCAAACTTCGATGTAAATGGCAACTCTCCGGGAACTCCGGATAGTTGGATAAGCTGTAGTGATCGAATGCCTGAAAAGGGCCAGAACGTGCTTATTTCGGTGAATTTCGATAGCTCTCTGGTTGAACCGCTAATATGCTCCGCACGCTATACCGGAAGCACCTTTCGGAGAGGAGATGCAACGATTAAGCCGGGTAATGGTATTGAGCAAGCAACTCACTGGATGCCGCTACCGGAACCGCCGCAGGAGGTGAAGTGATGAACAACTTAATGATCGACCTTGAGACGATGGGGAAAAATAAGGATGCACCGATCGTTTCCATTGGCGCGGTGTTCTTCACTCCAGAAACCGGAGACATCGGACAAGAATTCTATACGGTTGTTAGCCTGGAAAGTGCTATGGGGCAAGGAGCTACACCTGACGGCGATACCATCCTGTGGTGGTTGAAACAAAGCCCTGAAGCACGAGCTGCAATCTGTATTGATGATACTTTGTCGATCAGCGATGCTCTCTCAGAACTAAATCATTTCATTAACCGGCACGCAGCCAATACGAAATATTTAAAAGTCTGGGGTAACGGGGCCACCTTCGACAACGTAATTTTACGTGGAGCTTATGAGCGAGCAGGACAAATCTGCCCGTGGGCATACTGGAATGACCACGATGTACGCACGATCGTTACGCTTGGGCGTTCCATCGGATTCGACCCCAAAATGGACATGCCTTTCGATGGCGAACGGCACAACGCCCTGGCCGATGCCCGTCATCAGGCAAAATATGTTTCCGCTATCTGGCAGAAATTAATTCCTGCCACCAGCACAGAATTATGATTTTCCCGGGTGCAGCCGGTTTTGATGGAGAAAATTATGAACACCTTGTTTTTACTGATGGCTGAATTCAATACCCCAAACATTGAACTCTCAGCAGTTAGCCAAAAGTACTTTGGCATGAGTCCAGCCACGGCAGAAGCAAAAGCAAACGCTTGTAAGTTGCCCGTTCCAACATATCGCATCGGCACATCACAAAAAGCAAAACGTTGCATCAATATTCAGGATCTTGCGGAATACATAGACAAAAGGCGAGAAGAAGGGCGTGCTGAGTGGGAACAGGTCAGAACAGTCAAACAGAAGGACAAAGAACATCACTAAAGNAAAAACCCGCCTGAAGGCGGGTTTTCAAAAAGCACCAGCTATGATCATGCTGCTTTGCGACGACGAAGTTTACCCTGCTGCTCTTTACCAGAGACAGTAGCGTGAGTGAACGCATTAGGAGCAGCCTTCATCAGAACTTCAACAGCAGCACCCATACCTGCGAATGCTTTCATTGTGTCGAACTTAACCTGTGGCTTGGTTGCTTTTTGATCTTTCATAGAAAACTCCCGAGACAGTAAAGGCGTCTCTAACCCTTTCTTTAAAGCTAGCTTGTTTCGCTAACTTATGCCAATCGATCATGTCGATTGGTGACATCGTTTCTTAGTAGTTTAAGCACAAAACGACTGCCATAGATGTACCTTTAAGGTAATCTGGACGGGTATCCTACAATTTGTAGACCCTTCTCGTCTATACCTACTGAGCAAATTTAAGAAAGATATCCTGCAGCTCATCAATGACTGCCGACATCACATAACCGCACTGTTCCATGCGGAAACCAAAAGACTCGTAATACTGCACCAGTTCTGGTACTGGCTCTACAATGTGGACAACTTTACATTCAACAGCTTTACAAAATATAAAAGCACTCATAAGAGTGAGTAAAACCATGCGCCCTTTCAATGGGTGAGATTCATCTTCTCTAGAAAACCTTTCGATCATATGGATACGAAAGATGTTTTCTTCAACCCCATAAACACAAATTGCTGCTCCTGATGGTATTCCCTGAACCCGACCTTGCTGAACAAGTTTTATGCAGAACTCATACTTTTCTCTGGAGTTGCCATAGGTACTTAACGCATAGTCCCATTCAAGCTCACCATAGCCACCACACAGAATCTTGTAATCATCATCACTGAGCGGACCAACAGCAAGAGGTAAGCCGACATGATCAATAATCAACTGGATATTGTTACGTACTGATTGACCTATCTCGTCCAGGGTAAGCATCATGGCCTCTCAAGCGGAACACTAAAAGTCGCATTATATCTCATTCTTAAGCCGCGTATGGATTACACCTTGAAATGAAAACGCCGGGTTCCCAATAGGCTCCCACAAAGTATATAACTATTTGTTTTTCAAAAACGGTACATCCTATCGAGCATAGGAGCAATGCTAAACCGAGAACTCCAGTAAGCGCCAGTTTTTTCAGGCATCACGCTGGTTTGATTAGTTTTCTGTATTTCAGGATTATCGTGCATTTTTGAACATTTCAGGCTATTTTTCTCGCGTTAGGTTCCCGCACAGGTTCCCACGTTTTATGGGAACCCGAAATAACGAGGTCGTGTAATGGCGTACTATAACATAGAGAAACGACTAAAATCCGTTGGCACACCACGCTATCGCTGTAATGTGATTATCAATGAAAAAGGTGTTATCACTTACAGGGAAAGCAAAACATTCCCTAAACATGCTCATGCCAAAACATGGGGCACACAGAAAGTGATGGAATTAGATCTATATGGCATTCCATCATCAAATGCAGTTGACGGACTTACAGTCCGTGACTTACTACACAAATATTTAAATGACCCAAATGCCGGAGGTAAAGCAGGCCGTACTAAAAGATATGTGCTAGAACTGCTTATGGATAGTGACATCTCCGCGATCAAACTATCTGAACTGACAGAAAATGACGTAATTGAACATTGCAGGCTAAGAAACAACGCTGGCGCAGGTCCAGCAACAGTCAGCCACGATGTTAGTTATCTTGGCAGTGTTCTGGATGCGGCCAAACCTGTATACGGAATTAATTACACATCAAACCCGGCGAAAAGTGCTCGTCCATATCTACTTAAACTTGGTTTGATTGGAAAATCAAACCGTCGTAATCGTAGACCAGCATCTGATGAACTGGACATGCTCATTGAAGGCCTTCAACAACGATCTACTCATAAATGCTCAAAAATTCCGTTCGTTGATATCCTCAAATTTTCTGTGTGGTCCTGTATGCGAATCGGAGAAGTATGCCGGTTACGATGGGAAGATCTCGACCAGGAACAAAAATCTATACTCGTAAGAGACAGGAAAGATCCACGCAAAAAGGAAGGCAACCACATGAAAGTAGCCTTGCTTGGGGAAGCCTGGGATATCGCCCAACGACAGCCCCAAAAATCGGAATTCATTTTTCCATATAACAGCACTTCTGTTACTGCGGGATTCCAGAGGGTAAGAAGCAAATTAGGTATTAAAGATCTGCGATACCATGATTTGCGTAGAGGAGGGGCAAGTCGCTTATTTGAGGCTGGTTTTAGTATTGAGGAAGTCGCCCAGGTTACAGGGCATCGTTCATTAAACGTGCTATGGCAGGTATATACCGAACTGTATCCGAAATCTTTACATAATCGTTTTGAAGAGCTCCAAAGGAGCAGAAATAAGACCTCTTGACACTGTTTATCCATACAGTTAAAAATAATACTGTATACAAACACAGTATAGAGGGACTTTTATGCGTATTGAAATCTGCATAGCCAAAGAAAAAATGACTAAAATGCCAACCGGTGCTGTGGATGCGTTAAAGGAAGAATTAACCCGACGCATCAGTAAACGTTATGACGATGTAGAGGTGATCGTAAAAGCCACCAGCAACGATGGCCTTTCTGTTACACGCACCGCAGATAAGGATTCTGCAAAAACTTTTGTTCAGGAGACTCTGAAAGATACCTGGGAATCTGCTGACGAGTGGTTTGTTCACTAATTAACACGTAAAATCGGTAACGGCTGGAAATCATTCAATACTCGCACTATCGAAAGCTCACCAGCCAACCGCAGCACGTCCTGCATACGTCGTGTCTGCGGTTTTTCTTTTTCGCTTACATTGTGTTTGGTTCTTCCAGCCACTCAATATCAGGTGCAGTTGATGTATCAACACGGTTCAGCAACACCCGATACTTTTTCCAGACTTCCAGCAACGAAGTTTCTTCCTCCGTTGCGATTTCCAGCTCAACAACAGTCTGAACGTACCAGGAACAGCCTCCTTCAGGGCTTGAAGGATATCAATGTTCGCTTCCTGTTAACTGCCCGACAAGTGCAACCAGTTCGCTTACCTGATTTTCCAGAGTGCTGATCCGGGTGCCTGCTGTTGCCAGATTTTTACGTAGCGTTATGTTTTCCTCTTCCAGCGCGGTAACGCGACCATCTGTTTCACGGGCGACCTGAACAAGTAACCCCGTCACGGCGGCGTAGTCAACATTCAGATAACGTGTTTCTTCACGTAATTCATTGCCGTCAACCGTTGGTCCCTGCAACTCTTCACCGTAATGAGTAAACGATCCTACAGCTTCTGGTATCGCCTCCATTACTTCCTGTGCAATAACGCCAGCATAAGGCATCCCGTTTTCCCTGAGCGTGTAGGTGTATCCGTTCATTTTACGGATTGCTTTCGTCGCGTCGCTGATAACGAGAATATCGTCTTTAAGGTCGCGGTCTGATGACTGATTCAGCGTTGTGCAATTAATAGCGCCATTTACATCAAACAACTGGCCTGCTGACGTTTTTTGCGCATAAAACAGATACGCAGCAGACGTTCCAACCTCAAAAACGTTTTGTCGATCACTTGATCCCCATACTTTTGCGGCAAATGATAGTTCTGTATTACCTAAGTTCTGTAAAACAAAACGATTGCCAGTCCCTGTTTGTTTTGTAAGAGTTAAATCAACAGTTGAATTAACCTCATCCTTGTTGATAGTGAGCGCCTGCGCTTTAGCCCCGTTAACAGCACCTGTTTTGAGTTGAACCGCGCCGTCATTACCATTTAACAGTATCTCAGCTCCGCTAAAGAAATTTTTTAGCGACAGCATCTTACTTACGCCGACTGATGAACCCAACGCCCACGCGAGAGAATTACCGGTGCTATCAAACCCACGTACAAAGCAATCCATTTTGCTATAGTCTGACGTGCTTCCAAGGACATCAATTCGCCCTCCGCCAGATTTTACCGGGTTAGATGTGGTTAATGACCTGACAGCAAGATCGGTAGATGAATTGAGATCGTCTACTGTTAATAGTCGTTTCCATCCCTTATCAACCCCAGCCTCAAAGCTTCTTGCCCAAAATTTGGAGTTGCGACCGGCGAATTGTGTGACGTAATTACCGCTAAATTGAGCATGGAATCCGCCAACAACCATTGTTCCGTCAGGACCGCCTGCGCTCCCTGCTATTGGCTTAAACTTATTTACATTATCTGTATGTTGAGTGCTCCAGTTTTGCCCTGTGTGAACAACCAATCCCTGATAAGAACTGAAGGTACCATCAAGGTTAAAATTAAAGAACTTACTGTTCCCTGAATTATTTATGTCCCTGACAATAATTTCACCAGAAGCGTTAGCGGCCCTTAGTTCAGTTTGATCGACAACCGGACCTCCTTCGGATTGTAATCTTTGAGAAACAAATGTTCTGTTTGAAGCGTCTGTACCGTACGCGGTGAAAGATTGTGTTGCTTTAATCTGACCATTGTTTACAAATATAGGAATAGTGACGGTAAAATTTTTGTCAAAACTCAGGCCATTTGTTAATGCAATCCTTTCTGACACCCCTTGTCTGAACGGAAGGTTGCTGTAGAAGCCATGTTCACCGCCAGTGAAGTCAAGAACATTTTTAACAAAGTTCTTGTCGTTATCCTCCGTTGACGTTGATACACCAAACTTATATCTAACCCCGTTGTCACCAATTACGTAGTCTTCTGTTGGAACCTTAACTTTCGCCTTGTAGCCAGTTTGCACAACGACAGGAAAAGCGCTTTTATGGATGTAGAAAGCTACATGCTGCGCATAATCTCTTTGCGACGCTTTAATGCAAAGTATCCCGAGTTCATTTTTTTCATAGCAAACAAATGACCCGTAAGCCACATCGCGAACGTCACTCCAGCCACCACATCGAATGAACCCAAAAAATGAGTTACTATTAAGCGGATTTGATGCCGGACCTCCTGCTGTTTTTATTTCAACAGGACATAACATAGCACCGCTCCCATTCATTGCGGATGTGTCTATTATGACAGGGTAGTATTTGCCATCCACTGCACCACCAGGGGCATTAAGGGTCATCGCTTTTGTTAATCCACCCTCAGGGATTTGCAAATTAGTTTTGGCGTCATCAAGGCTATTTGCGCCAGTGCCACCATGAGAAACATCAAGCGGTATCCATTTTTTTTGTGTGTCGCTGTAACACCCCCATGTTGATCCGGTTAAACCCAGGCGCATGGATTTATCATGGTTATATAACCATGTTTCGCTATTCCATTGGTCAAGACGGTCCACTTCATTTTTGCGAGCGTGGCGTGTCCATTGCGGGCCTGTTGTCGGATTCCAGCGATAAGTATAAAGCGAGCGCGTAGCCCATCCCTGAAATACACCTGTATACGCTGGTGTTCCATCTACCTGACTAATAAACCCCGTAAGACTGCTTTCACCGGATGCAATCGATGGAAAGCCTTTTGCATTACTCATAATGCGCATAAATCCGATATACCCTGATGGGTTGCCGGAAATATCAGGACAATCACGCGGTGATGCCCCGAGGCCGATGCTGGTGCCTACAATCCCTTGCGCCTGGTTGCGATAATTAAGTGCGTCCGCTGCAGATTTCGCCGCGTTTGTTTCACTGGATTTAGCATTAGTTTCGCTGGCTTTAGCGTTGGTTTCGCTGCTCTTTGCTGCTGCCTCGCTATTTTTCGCGTTGGTTTCTGATTTTTTGGCTGCTGTCGCGGAGTTTGCCGATGCAGTTTGTGAGTCTGCTGCCGCCTGTGCGCTGTTATCCGCATTCGTCTCAGACGTTTTTGCGGCCTTCGCGGAATTTCCTGCCGCCGTTGCCGAGGAAGCTGCACTACTGGCACTTGATGATGCGTTCGTTTCTGATGATTTCGCTGCCTCTTTTGAGGCCGCCGCATCCCGGGCTGAGGTGGCAGCTTCTGACGCCTTCGTGGTCGCGGTGGATGCAGAAGTGGCTGCTGATAGTTGTGATGCTGCGGCATTCGTTTCTGACGTTTTCGCCGCACCGGCACTGGTGGCTGCCGCGCTTTTTGAGGACTCTGCAGCGGCAGCACTTTTTGATGCTTCAGTGGCCTTTGTTGATGCCGTTCCTGCGCTGGAAGATGCTGACTGAGCAGATGATGCAGCCTGTCCGGCTGACGTGCTGGCGGCACGTGCTGAGCCTGCGGCATCGGTTGCATGGGTTGCCGCCTCACGGGCAGATGTGCCGGCATCGCTGGCTGACTTCTTTGCGGCAGCCGTGTTCTGTGCCACTGCGGACGCGTTATGCGCCACCTCTTCCACCATCAGTTCAAAGCGGCGCAGTGCCTCCGGACGGGCATCATCCTCCGTCATGGCACCGAGAAAATCATTCAGCGAACCGGGTCGGGAATCTTCATACACGGTGATGGTCCCGGCATGTGACGGCGGGAAGCCTTCCACCAACAGAATAACGCTGTACTGACCGTACTCAACGTCCATGCTGTAACGCCCGGCTTCATCCGGATTTTCGGAGGCCACCGTGTTCACCACCACCGTGGTGCTGTTACGTTTTGCTTTCAGCTGGATTGTGCAGTTCTGTACCGGTTTACCTGCACCGTCTTTCAGTACACCTGAAATCTTTACTGCCATATTCACCCCACAAAAAAGCCCGCCTGAACCGGCGGGCTGTCATAACACTGTGTTACCTGGCTAATCAGAACTTATAACCGACACCCACGATGAAACCGTCAGTGCGCCAGTCGCCACTGCCGGAGCCTTCATAAGCAATATCAATGGCCACGGATTCGGTCGGGTTAAACTGCACGCCAGCCCCCCACGCCAGAGACGTGTTGCTGCGGCGACCGTCATCACTTCCGGTCAGCACTTCGTGCGTTTTCCCCTTGTTGTCAGTTACGCGGAGATAATCCCCGGAGAAAGTCGAAATACGGCTGTAAGCCACACCCGCCATCGCATACGCGCTGAACCATTCATTCACGCGCACAGACGGCCCCGCCATCACGCTGAACCAGCGGTTACGCACGGAATCTTCATGCCAGCGGGTATCGCTGTAATGAGTCAGCTGGCGATTCTTGTCTTCTGCATAGCTGAATGACGTCACCATCCCCAGCGTGTCCGTAAACTCATAACGGTATTTCACGTTAATCCCGTTAAGATCATCGCTGCCGGGAACGTTCGTCGAGGCATGAAGATACCCCGCGCTTAGCGTGGACTGATGTTCAGACGCCCATGCAGGCGCACCGGATACGACCAGACAGATGGCTGCGGACAAAATGGCTGCACAAACTTTACGCATAATTACCTCTCGCTTTTCTGCAATAAAAAAGGCGTCATTCCTGACGCCCTTTATTGGGGTTATAAATATTTCAACGAATACTGATGCCGGAAGCAGCCTTTTTGGTCACAATCACCGTACAGTCGGTGATATTGCCTGCCCCCTGATTGCCTTTCTGGAAAACCTTAAACTCCAGAGTGACGCTTCCCCTGCCACTCGGCATATCAATAACCGCACTGTAACTACCGGGAATGGCCCCTTTAGTTTCTCTGGATGCGATTAATACGCCGTTTTTGCGAACTTCAAAACCATACCCCGTGTACCTTGTACCTCCCGGGTTATTACCACTTCCCGGATCGTCATACGCTATACCGTTAAAGATAATGGGCGGAATAATGATTTGACGGTCAAAGTTATGATCATCGCTGATGGTGACTGTAACCGTCCCGTCTGGTGTTTCCGTGTTACCCCACGTACCTGCCTTTTTCGGGAATGATTTGGATACTGTTTTAACAAAATCACCTCTGACCTGATTCGCCTCCAGCATACCCTTAATCGTACAGTTTTCATTTATCGTGACGTTGTTGAGCGTCCCGGAGTTCGCATTCACACTGCCACTGATATCCGCATTTTTAGCGGTCAGCTTTCCGTCCGGTGTCAGGGAAAATACCGGTGGATTTCCACCACTGGTAATGGTGGGGGCCGTCAGGCGTTTGAGGAACACGTCGTTCATGAATATCTGGTTGCCCTGCGCCACAAACATCGGCGTTTCATTCCCGTTTGCCGGGTCAATAAACGCGATACGATTGGCGGCAACCAGAAACTGGCTCAGTTTGCCTTCCTCTGTATCCTCCATGCTGAGGCCAAGCCCCGCGACATAATGCTTACCGTCTTCGGTCTGCTCAATTTTGACGCCCCACATGGCATTCCATTTATCGTTGGCGTCTTTCCACTCTTTCGAAAACTCATCCAGTCTGCTGGCGTTATCCTCCGTCAGGTCGACTTTTTCCAGCAGCTCCTTGCCGAGATGGGATTCGGTTATCTGGCCTTTGAAAAAATCCAGGTAACCTTCCGCATCATCGCTCGCCCGACCGACGGCCTCCACAAATGCCGATTTGCCGACTGTGTTCACACTGCGGATATAAAAGTAATAATCATGGCCCGGTTTGATATTGATACTGGCGGCTATCCAGTACAGCGCCGTACCAAGATAGCGGGCTGTGGTTTCAACCTGCCTGATATCCGCAATCCGCTTTTCCGAGAACCAGAACTCAAACTGTACCGTCGGATCATAAACGGCAAGATGCGGCGTGGCGGTTATCTGAAAATAGCCCGGCGTCAGCTCAATCCGCGACGGCGCTGCCGGTGCGGCGATCCGGAACAATACCGATGCAGGATCGCCCTGCTGTCCCCATGCATTTACCGCCCGGACTGTCAGCCTGTAATTTCCCAGCGCCAGCTGCGTGAAGCGATATGTGGTTTCCGTCGTCCGGGCCGTGCTGACCAGCCGCTCACTGCCGTCGTCCGCTGCCACGGTCAGGCGAAGCATAAAGCTCACCCCCTTCACCACCTTCGGCGTGTCCCAGCGCGCCAGCACCTGGTATTCCCCGCTGTCTGCGGTGACTTCTGCGGTCAGGTGCTGAACTGCTGGCGGCGTGACACCATTCACCGTGCCACTCTGGTCACCGTCAAAGTGCGCCCCGTTATCCACGATGGCTTCTTTCTCCGGTACATGCTGCACGGCAGTGATGGCATACGTGCCGTCATCGTTCTCACGGATACTCACGCAGCGGAACAGGCGCTGGCGCAGCGTCGGCAGCTTCAGCCCCCATACGCTGTATCCGGCAACGCCGTCAGGAACACGGCTCACTTTTACCTTCACGCCGTCGGTGACGGACTGGACCTCCACGCTCACCGGATTACCCTGCCCGTCAACCAGGCTTATCAGCGTGGTGCCGGAGGATGGCAGCGTGATTTCACGGTCGAGCGTCAGTGTCCGCGTCTGGCTGTTCACCGCCAGCACGCGCCCGCCGGTGCTGATACCGGCATAGTCATCATCACAGATTTCAATAACATCGCCCGGCACATGGCGAAGCCCTTCGGCACCCACGCTGAAGTCCACGGTCTGCGTCTCCAGCAGTTCCGTTTTAATCAGCCACAGCCCGGCGCGGTGCGCCTGCCCCCGCCTGGTACAGCCAAAGGCATCCATCTTCGTGACGTTACGACCGTAACGGGCAATGGCTTGCGTGTCCTCCACAAGCTCTGTCGCCGTCTCCCAGCCGTTATCCGGGTCAATCCAGTTCACCTCAACGGCATTATGGCGGTCCTTCAGGGCGCTGAAGCTGTAGCGGAACGGCGCGCCATCATCCGGCATCACCACATTACTGCGGTTATAGGTCCACACCTTATCTGATGGTCGGTCCTGCACGAACGTCAGCGTCTGCCCGTTCCATACCGGCATACAGCGCATCGCCGAGCAGAAATCACTGAGAACATCCCACGCCTTACGCTGTGTGGTCAGCCAGGCATTACAGGTGATGCGCGGCTCCGTGCCGCCAAAACCGTCCGGCACCGACTGGTCGCAACACTGGCCGATGACATACAGCGCCCATTTATCCACATCTGCCGCACCAAGACGTTTACCCATGCCGTAGCGCGGGTGGGTCAGCATATCCCACAGACACCAGGCCATGTTGTTGCTGTATGCTGGCTTAAACGTTCCGTCCCAGATACCGCTGTATTGCCGCGTCTGCGGGTTATAGTTCGACGGCACCTGCAGAATACGCCCGCGAAGATGATAATTACGGCTCACCTGCTGGCTGCCGAACTGCTCCGAATCCACCTGTACGCCGACCAGTGCCGTGTTCGGGTAGCACTGTTTCACATCGATGATTTCGGTGTATGACGACCAGAGCGTTTTGTTCTGCAGCTGGTCTGTGGTGCTGTCCGGCGTCATCCTGCGCATCCGGATGTTGAACGGGCGCGGCGGCAGATTATCCACCACTACCGAGGCCAGATACTGCGAGGTGGTTTTGCCCTTAATGGTGATGTCTTTTTCCGTCACCCAGCCACCGTTACGTTGTATCTGAACCAGCAGGCGAACTTCCGACGGATTCCTATCCCCCTTTGAGGTGGTTTCCACCAGTGCCTGCACACCGAAGGTAAAGCGCAGACGGTCAATGTTTGCCGACGTGATGGTCCGGGTGATCGGCGTGTCGTATTTCACTTCCGTACCCAGTACCGTCTCGGAACCGGAGGATTCAAATCCCTCCGGCGGTGTCTGTTCCTGCTCACCTGCCCGGAACACCACCGTGACACCGGAGATGTTAGTATTCCCCTCACTGTCCAGCACCGGTGTACTGTTCAGCAGCACGCTTTTTAATCCATCCACCGGACCTTCAATCGGCCCTTCGCTGATGGCATCGATCACACTCAGCAACTGCGTGGACTTCAGGTTGTCCTTTGCTTCGCGCGGGGTATGCCCCTTACTGCTGCCTTTACCCATTCCTCACGCTCCATAAACGACAAAACCGCCCGGAGGCGGTTTCACATAAAACATTTTGCATCAGCGACCAATCACCACAACCTGACCACCATCCCCTTCGTCTGCCGTGCTGATCTCCTGAGAAACCACACGTGACCCCACGCGCATTTCACCGTACAGAACAGGCAGAACATTGCCCTGGGCAACCATGTTATCCAGTGAGGAGAAATAGGTGTTCTGTTTGCCGTTATCTGTACTGGCTGCCGTGGGCGTCCTGGCTTTCGGTGCCAGCATCTGCGCCACTCCGCCCAGGATCATACTGGCCCCTGCCGCATACATGCCCGATACAGCCGCGGCCCCCAGCCAGCCCACAGGGTTCCACCATGCCACCGCAATCAGCGCCGCCCCAAGCACCACCTGAAACACACCGCCACTTTTAGCTCCCGCCAGACGCGGCACGATGTGGATCACGGCACCATTTGCCAGCGGCTCATTAAGACGGGCAGATAATTCATTTTCGCCTGCATCACGCCCGGCAATGCGCACCTGATACCAGCCCTCATTCAGTTTCTGACGAAACACCGGGAGCTGTGTGGCCAGCGCCCGGATGGCTTCGGCCCCCGTTTTCACACGAAGGTCGATGCGGCGGCCAAATCGTTGCAAATCCCCGTAAAGGCAGATGCGTGCCATGCCCGGTGACGCCAGAGGGAGTGTGTGCGTCGCTGCCATTTGTCGGTATACCTCTCTCGTTTGCTCAGTTGTTCAGGAATATGGTGCAGCAGCTCGCCGTCGCCGCAGTAAATAGCGGCATGATTCGGCACCGATGAACCAAAACAGCACAGCAGCACATCGCCCGGCTGCGCCGCTGACAACGGCACCTGATATAGCCCCGTTGCCTCCAGATTATCCAGATAGAGATTCTGACCGTGACGCCACCAGTCATCCTCGCGATGAAAATCCGGCATCTCAATCCCCGCCAGATGGTAAGCATCCCGGAACAGCGTGTAACAGTCCGTCACCCCGTGCTCAAAGCGCCGCCCGGTGAGATGCGGCACACAGCGGAATTTATGAATCTCACCCCGGCAGACCAGCCACCACGGCAAATCACTCTGCACCTGCAGCCGCCGGTCGGCCTCACTCAGCCAGGGCAGACCACCGGGGTGGCTGTGGACCAGCGCCACAATCTCACCCTGCATCTCTGCCCTCAGCCAGTCCTCCGGCGACATACGGAAATACGCCTCCGGCTCACCGGAGATATTCACGCAGGGAAAATATCTTTCCCCTTCCGGCGTTCTCACCACGAAGCCGCACGACTCCGCTGGCGCACATCGCCGGGCGTGCGCCAGAATCGCTGATTCTGTCTCTGTCATGGGATTTACTGCGAAAGTTTGTTAATGGAAAGGAAGCCGCCAAAGTTGCCGACGTTATTGCGAAACTTACAGCCACTCAGGCATTTGCTGCATTTATCCTTCGTGATATCGGACGTCGGCTGATCATATTCATCCGCGACAGCCGGACCGTGATAACCGCACTCATCACCGCGATAGGTCCAGGTGCAGGTATTAGCCAGCATGATGCGCCCCGGAAAAACGGCACCATCCGTTTCCGTCGGTGTGGACAACACAAAGGAGGCACTGACCGCACTCAGTTCGCTGCACTGCTCGATGCGCCAGCGGCTGATCACCTCCTGCTCCGGATCGGCGTCGCTGTTTCCGTTGACGAAGTTCACCGCATCCAGAAAACGGGCGTAAACCTTACGCCTGACCACCGTTCCGCCGACCAGACTCTGCAGGTCTTCCGCCATCCCCGTGACCATGCCGTGCAGGTTAGAAACCGTCAGTGTCGGACGGGCAGCACTGCCCTTGCCGTTCAGTTCAAATCCTGTCCCCTGAATGGGGTATGCCTGATACTGCCGCCCCTGCCAGGTAACCGGCTCACCTTTTTCGTTCTGCTCATTACAGAAAAAATAACGTTCACCACCGACCTCTGTCAGATCGATTTCCCAGAGCACCACCTGGGCTGACTGAGTGAGGCGTGTCGTCTCATGATGTGTTTCCTGTGGAATATCCTGCATCAGAGCCTCCTATGCCACGACCTGTTCAAAATCTGCCGTTATGGTTACCCACAGCGCCCCCACGCTTGCCGACCATTTACGACAAACCACCCTAATCGGTTTCCAGTCATAAGGTGGCGTCCACTGAAATGCGCGGACGCCACCGTGCCGTTCCAGAAAGGCTTTTAAAGATGGGTGTTCACATTTACGAACACGTATCGTCACGCTGTAAGTCGACAACTGGTTATTCAGTCCCGCCGCACGACGCTGTTCATAACCATCGCCCAGCTTCACTGTCACCACTTTCGGCTCTGATACCACATTCATATCCGGGCGCACTTTCCAGTGAAACGTCTCCATTACCGATATGCTCCACTTAACCGACCACCATCACGGGCCTGCTGTTGCATAAAGTCCGCTGCTGCTTTTTTCCCAAGGTCATAAACCACCTTCAGGGCAGCCGGACCTATCTGCCCGTTCGTGCCATCGTTATTGATCTCGATGTTGTACTGCGGGGCAAACATCGCCATACCTGAACCACCAATATCCGCCACAACCCCCAGCTTACCGTCAGCACCACGACGCAGAGGCAGAATGGCTTCAGGTCCCGCTTCCCCCATCACACCCGCGCCTTTTGCAAAAGCAAAAAACGTCGGACGGTTAACCACCGTGCCACTGTAACGACTCAAATCAGCAGACTGATAAATCCCCCCATTGGCATTCAGGGAAAGGCTGCTGAGATCAAATCCCAGTACACTGCCAATCCCTTTTATCGATTTCATCATGGTTGCCTGCGCCAGGATTTTCGCCATATCTGACAGCACAGAAGAGGTGAAGGATTTGAAATTGAGTTTGCCGGTAGTGACAAAAGTTGCCAGGCCATTTCCCATGTTGCTGAAGGCTGACGAGAACACCTGTTCTGCTGTTCCTGCCGTATTATCTGCATCCACGGTAAAATCCTGAAATGCACGCAGGACTCCGTTTTTCCAGTTACCCTGCACAACTTCAAGCTGTTGCCAGTAACGGCGATTCTCATTCAGTTGTCGGTTCAGGCTCTCCGTCAGCGCCTGCTCGGCCTTTCTGTAGTCATCCGTGTTATATGTCCCTTTCTGCTCACTATCCCGCCTCAACTGCTCCAGCTGTTGCTGGTATTTCTGGCGAAGACTCAGTTGTACCTGATATCGCTGCCGCTGCTGATCACCCATACCCACCGTGGCGATATCCAGGTCATGTTGCTGACGCTGAGCGCGCTCTTCTTCAGCCAGTTGACTGGTCAGCTGAATTGTTTTTTTCTTCAGCTCGTTGAGTGCCGTCTGTTTCTGAAGCTCCTGCTGTTTTACATCCAGCAGCGCCAGTGCCTGAATCAGTTCATCTTTACGGGCCAGCAAACTCTTTTCATCTGCCGTCAGTTTTTTCCCGTCCAGGTCGCTGATGCGCTGCTGCAGAGCCAGAAGCTGTTTATGCGCTTCTGTCATCCTTTCCGTGGCAATGCCTGCTGACTGTCTGGCAGCAGCAATCTGTCCTTCCACCTGTGCCTGTTGCTGACTGAACTGCAGCAATAACCGGGTGGCCTCATCATTACGGGTTTCGCGTGTTTTTTTCTTACCGGATGCCAGGGCTTTCTCGTAACGTTCATTTTCACGTTGTATCGCCGCATCCCTGACAGTCTGATCGGCGTACTGCATGGCATTAATACGCGCAATTTCACGCTGATGTCGTGCTGCTTCCGTTTCATTCATCCGGTTCAGTGCAGCATTTTCAGCATTACGGCGTTTCTGTTGCTCCTGATAATTCCGCTCTGCCTGCTCTTTTGCATCCTGCAAATCCTTCTGGCGTTTTTTCTCCTGAAGCTCGTTAAGACGCTGCTGATCGTACTCAACCTGAAAAGATGATGCCGTCCAGGGGAGTCTTTTCGCCCGCGACACTTTCTCCTGTAAAGCGGAAATCTGTTCATCCAGCGAGTCTTCACGACCAATATTCATGGCCGCATCCCAGAAACGACTCCATAAATCAGACAGATACTTCAGCGTACTGCCCAGCGCATTGAGGTTATTATCAATATCCGCAGTACGCCGACCGGTTTCCTCTGCCAGAGCAGACATGGCTATCCGTGCCGCATCACTGGACCGCCCCTGTTCCCCAAGGACGCGTATCTGCTCAAGCTGAGTGGCAGTAAGAAAATGCAGCTCATTGTCCAGAGCCTTCGCGGCATTTACAGGATCATCCTTCAGCCGCTTAAACTGATTTATGGTATCGCTGACCGACTGGCCAACCGATCGCTCCATCTGTGCGGCAGCTCTCGCCACCATACCGATATCGTTTCCACGAAATGCACCACTCCCCACCACCTGAGCCAGCGCACCGGCTGCAGCATGTTGCGTGATACCATTCCCGGAAATAGCACGACTAAGCGTCCACAGCTGCCCGGCAGTGACTCCGGCATAATGCCCCGTCAGCGACAACTGGCGGTTAAATTCTTCCCCCTCCTTCTGACCGTCATACCAGGCTTTACCCAGACCATAGACAGCCGCGGCAATACCGCCAATAACCCCGCCCAGCATCATGCCTTTCGGTGACATCAGTGTGTCTATCCATCCGGCACGGTTAGCCAGCGTTATCCCGGATCCCCTCAGCGCCCCTAAATTGCCGCGGGCCAGTTCACCTATCAGAACGCCTATCTCCTGGCGGGCCGCTGCACTTTTCAGACCCAGCGAATGCGTGGCTTTTCCTGCCTGCTCCATTTTGCGGATATACACTTCTGCAGCACTGCTTACCCCCAGCTGGGCAGCCTTAGCACGAAGCAACTCAGAAGATGAAAGATTCTGGCGGGTTGCCTGCTCTTTAAGCTGACGGATAAACGCCACTTTCTGTCGGGTAGCCTCTTCCTCAGCCTGTGTAAGAACACGGGTTTTCGCCGTAACCTCAGAAATCAGCGCCAGATAATCCTGCTGACCAATCCCGCCACTGTTTCTGGCCTGTCGGATCTGCTGCTGAATACGCTGTAATTCCTGCAGCCCCGCACCGGCCTGTTTCACACTGTCAATCTGACGATAAAACGCAGCAGCCGCTTTATCCTGAGCCTCCGCCAGAGCCATGGCCTGCGCCTGTTCCTCGCGCATTTTCTGGCTCAGTGCCTCCATGCGCTGGCGGGTTTTCTCCACCTCGCGGGACATGCGTTCATGAGCCTGTGCGTTCTTCTCCACCGTCTGCGCATGGACGGATGCGGCTGTTGCAGCCGAAGAAGCCGCCTGCGTTGTCTGCCGGGCGGCCTGAGTCTGACGCTCCATAAAACGCTGCATACGGGCAGAAGACCGTTCTGCATCGCTGGCTGCACCATTCAGAAGGTTTTTGATACGGGGAATTTCATTTTTAAACTCTGCCGCATCAATCCCCAAATCAATGACCAGGTTGGCTATCTGGTCCATAACGCACACCTCCGGAAATACCTTCCCCAAGATGCATCAGTTCTTCGTCCGTTCGCTCCGGTATCCCGTTCTCTTCCGGTAAAAGGCTGAAATCAGCCACCGCAGCATCACTGCTGCCGGACACCATTCTCACGATCAATGCCTTCAGCGAGGCAAACTGCGCATCCATCCACACATCACTGAAGCTCTGCATCCGGAAATAATCGCCCCACTCACCAAGCTCAGTGGCCGACATTTCCGACAGCATCCGCCGCCAGTCTGCCCGCCGGAACTCCCGGGCAAGCCGCATGACAAACTGCATTTCCCGCGTCAGGACTTTTCCGGCGTCAGCGCCTCATGCTCATCATCCCCGGCATTATCAATGGCCCCCATACCGCTCAGCGACAGAACCATCTCCGCCCCCGCACCCAGGGCATCATACGACCATGTTGTAATAACGGATGCGCAAAGCGTCTCTACATCCTTAGACTGATCCGCATTCCACAGTGAGCGGGAAACCAGCCAGGCATTGATATCCATCCCCATCCGCAGAAAAGCAATCTGTCGTTCAGCCTCCGGCAGTTCTCCCTCCCCGGCATCAAACTTTGCCGTTCGCTGCTGAACAAACGCCAGATATTCAATTCTCTGCAGCCCGGACAGCTCACTGAGCACCACGGACTGTTTTTCATAATTAAACGTGCCCTGTTTCAGAAACATCATATTCTCCACCTGCAAAAAAGCCCCGAATAACCGGGGCAAATGATGAGTATCATCCTGTTAACCTGCGGCGCTGACAGCCACCGTAGCCACTGCCACAAAATCGCCGTCAGAAGTCATGCCCACAATGCTGACACTGCCCTGCTTCACGCCTTTCACCGTGGCCACAAGTCCGTTCAGGGTCACAGTGGCTGTCTGTGGATCTGTCGAATGCACACTGATCGCTTTGTCACTGGCTCCGTCAGGTTTTACTGTAAAGGTCAGCGTGGTGGTTGCTCCCACATTGACACTGGCGGATGCCGGTGCCACCGTCAGCCCGGTAACGCCCACAGTTTCAGTGCCCTCCTCTGCCAGATATGGACGCCCCACACCGCTGATTTTCACGGTGCGGGTCATCACGTCTTTTGAGGCAATGGTTTTACCCAGTGAACTCAGCCAGCCACGGAAAACATCAACAGTACCGTTGGGATATTTGATACGAAACGCGCAGACTTCACCGGAGTCGAACAACTGAACCAGTTTTTTCTGCCCGCTGTCACCCGGACGCCAGGCCAGCGTCGCCGAAGTATCACCGACGGATTTCTGCCCCTGGGTTGTCGTTTTCCAGTCTGCATCTTCATCATCGAGATAAGTGTCATCTTCTGCATCAGCGGTCATTTCGCCAGGTTGCAGATCCTTCACCATCGCAAGACGCAGCCAGTCAGTGTCCGATAAAGGGTTCGCAAACGCATCACCCTTGCCGGTGTACATCCAGAACGTCGTTCCCGCACCTTTCGTTTTTGCCAGTGGATTTGGTGTGGTCATTGCCACCTCCTTAATTCGTGTACGTGATCTGGTACGTGATTTCCGCCATCGCCCAGGTGGCCATCTCATTATCACGTTGATAGTTAAAACCGAGTGGGATCAGGGTGTCGATGAGTCCGGAAAGTGCCGGTACATCATTCAGGGCCGGGAAAATGGTGCTCTCCATCCACATATCCAGCTCTGAATCCGGTGCCTGTGCCCGGATGAAGACAGCAATATGCAGAACAGCCTGCCAGTCATCTTCATCCGTCATTTTTCCGGTGTACTGAGCATCACTCAGCCACACCGCCACGGCAGGCAGTTCCTGCGCATCAACAAATGCCGGAAGCCCGTCAAAAAACGTGGCGCTGTCTCCACACTGTTCCCGAAGGCGTGCCAGTACGGCCTGGCGGATTTGTGTATGTCGGTTCATCGGGTCAGCCATAACCTCAGTTGTTGTTTCAGTGCATACCCCAGCTGTTTCGGCATTTCCGCAGCAATGATGCGGTCGCGGGCATCTTCAAATGCCTGTGTCAGCGGTCCGGACAGCGGGATTTTCACCACATCAATGGGGTAACGATTTTTGCCATCAATACGCCGCATCACATGCCAGCGACCATTCGCCAGTTGCTGAATAAACGCATCCCGGAAAAGATATTTACCCACCTTCAGCACACTGCCACGGTACTGCAGTTTTCCACCACGCCGGGCCAGTCTGACCCGGGCTGTCCCCAGCTTAATGGCGGGCAGATTGCCCCGGTTAACGCGGATCCTGGCCGTCATTTTTCCTGACGGACTGGCTTTAAACACCCGGACACGCTGACGTACCAGTTTCAGGGGGATCCCTTTCACCTGGTTATCTCCCGCAACGGTATTCCCGGCAACCTGCCGGGTGGCAACCGAGACCGCTTTCTGTGCCACACGGTTTATCGCCCATGCGCTGGCCTGTGGCACCATACGGGTATCAAGGCTGTTCAGATTGCGGATGGCATTCTCAAGCCCCTTCATCCCACACCTCTTTACTCAATAAAGATCATTGGCTTACCGTTAAAGCGTTCATGCCGTGTGACCGTCCATTGTTGTCCGTCATAAACAACGCGATCCCCGCGCCGTGGGCGGTATCCCGAAGAAAACACCACCAGAGATACCGCAGGTCCGGACAGAGCATTCAGCTCTGCCAGTGTTTCTCCCGGGATCACAGTCATATCGACATCATTAATCGAGGCTGTCTTTCCCATCTTTCTGACCGTGATCGCATCCATACGCGCTGCCAGCCGGGAAAAGGGATCAGACATTGAGTTTTACCGGCACTTCTTCTGCACTGGTTCCGGCATCTGCCCAGACAACCCCGACCAGCGGATCAGAGCCGCTGTTAGTCAGCTGAACTTTTCCGGACTTCAGATAAACCTTCTTACCCGTTTTCATGTCATCCGTTTTCAGCTTAGGCAGCATAAATACACCTTCGGTCAGGCCGTCGCCTGTTTCACCCTGTGGAATATCGGTCAGTGCCACCGCAAAAACATCACCCACCTGCACCAGATCTCCGCTGCTGATGGCTGCACTGGCAACAATCGCCACCGTTTTTCCTTCTTCTACAAAATTCTTTGCCATAACTGTCTCCGCACAGCCCCGTTCAGGGGCTGATTTCAGGTACAAAAAAAGCCCTTACGGGCCATCAGAGTTGTTGTCTGCGACGTTTACGCCGTACATTTCACCAGACCGCGGTGATCAACTGGCGCGACACCGGCGTCAATACGCACTTTCGTTGTCACGCCATCCACACTGAAGCCCTCCATCTGATCAATATATGGCGTATCCACACCGTTGAGATAAGCCACTTCAATCGTATCGGAGCCTTTTGACGCAGCCAGGTAGAAGGTGGTCTGGCTGTTATCATCAAGACGAGGCTCTGCAATAACGGTCGCAAAATCTTTCACCGGGTTAATAATACCGGCGTTAATGTCAGCCCCCTTGACACTTGAGGAGCGAATGACCTGGTTAGCAACAGACTCCATCGCCGTCGGTACCAGTACGAACGCAGGACGAATATTCAGATGACGCTCCCCCTCTTTCTGAACGCGCATCAACTGGCGGGCTTTATCCAGCGATGCCACGTCCATTGCCGCGCTCTCCAGTACGTTTGCATGTTTCGCTTTATCGAACAGACTTACATTATCTGTGGAGATTTTCGGGTTAGACGTCAGAATGGCATAAACCAGATCGGCAATAGTGGATTTCGCCGCACGGCCCAGCTTCATCGGGACATCGGTCAGCATATTCAGATCATCATTGATAATGGCCTGACGGGTGATACTGAACAGCTCGCCATAGGTCGCCAGTGCAATAGTGGCCTGTTTATCTCCGGTGGTGACGTATTTATATTCTGCCCCTTCACGCACCTGACGCAGAGCACTGAAGCCCCCCATACCCACACGATGGGCAATTTTAAAATCAGACAACTGACCTTTCCGCGTCCACTGTTCATAGGTTTCAGGGGCATCTTCCCAGCCCTGCAGAATGGCTTTGTTCGCAACATCCAGCAGAATATTACCGAAGTCAGACGTACTGTGTGTGAACGCCGCACCGACCATCTGCATCGGGTTATAACTGGAAACACCAATACCACGTTCAGTTAGTGACATACGGGCATATTCACGCAGGGTCATCCCGTTGTAGACATTATCACGTTCGGTTTTTTCAAACCCGGCGCGCGCCATCAGCGCCTGGCGGATCCCGTCCCCCACAAAATTACCGTTACCGGCATAAATATGAGCCGGGGTATTTTTATTGGATGGCGTGGACTCGCGCCCCATCTCGTTCAACAGCTTTTCGCGGGCCTGCTCCAGCGAACATTCAGGATCGGCAAGACACTGAGCCTGCAACGACTGATAACGCCCGCCAAACATGGCAAACAGATCATTAATACCGTTTACACGCGCTTTTTGCTCTGCCAGGACCTGCGCACGGATGCTGTTTTCATCCACCACGGGTGCTGCTGCCTGCACTGGCGTCCGGGAGGCTGCAGGTCCATCATCCTGTACGCGTGGAGCACTGTTGCGTGGCGGAGTAATCATATTTCGAATGGATTCCGGCATCTTTTTAAATTCCTCTGTACGTTTTGACTGAATACATGCCATTGCCTTAACGGCTGGTGTCACCTGATCAGCAAATCCATGTGCCAGACATTCGGCACCGGACATCCAGGTCTCATCCGCCAGCATGGCAGCAATTTCATCGGTGGTTTTCCCGGTTTTCTGTGCATAAGCGGGTAACAGAACCGCCTCAACTTTATCGAGCAGGTCGGCATAGGTGCGCATGTCCTCCGCATCACCGCCCGTAAAGCCAAATGGTTTATGAATCATCATGAAGGTGTTTTCCGGCATAATGACCGGGTTTCCCACCATCGCAATGACCGACGCCATTGACGCCGCCACACCGTCGACATAAACGGTAATGGACGCACCATGTGTTTTCAGCGCATTAAAAATGGCGATGCCTTCAAAGACATCGCCACCCGGTGAATTAATATGGAGATTAATGTGGGTGATATCGCCCAGTGCATTCAGATCACTGATAAACTGCTTCGCTGTAACACCCCAGAAACCAATCTCGTCATAAATATAAATATCCGCGTCACTCTGGTGACCAGCCTGCATCCTGAACCAGGAATTATTCTTCGGACTGGTCGTCGGTGTGCTGCGGCTCCTGTCGTTTCGTTGCGGCACTGCTGCCTCCTTTATCACTGGCCGGATCGGTATCAAATACCAGATCCAGCTTGCGGTTTTCATCAATTTCGGCCTTGCGCCGACGTTTGACATCATCCGGATTACGACCACCTGCACGTACCCAGTCTGATTCTGTCGCTGCTCCACCACGAATCTGAATTTTCCAGGCCTCAGCCTCCTTAACAGGGTCAATCCACGGCATCACCGGTCCGGAATACACCGCGGTATACAGTGAAGAACGGTCAAGATCGCGGGGTAGTCTGATAACACCGGATGCCACAGCCTGTTTCAGCCAGGCACGATACATCGGGCGGGTGACGGCACCAATAAACCAGTCCTGCAGGATCAGGTAGCCATCAGTGGATTCAACCAGCTCCTGACGCTGGGCGCTGTAAGTGCCGTTATAGTTGCGCGCTGTACTGGAAAAACTCAGACGACTGCCCGCCGCCACGGCACGCAACTGACCATTACGAAAAGTTTCAAGGTTAGGATTGGGACGATCCGACTTCACCATTCCGATTTCTTCGCCGGGTTTCAGATCGTCGTAAATAATGCCTGGCTGAATGGTAAGCTCGCGTTCCTTATCCTTGCTGCCATTACCATCCGGTTCATAGCTCTGCCCGTCGCCTTTGCGGATGTACATCCCCAGAGCAGCGGCGATCCTTGCTGCAGTCAGCTCAGAATCTTCATACTCTTTCAGGGCACTGAGGCGGATCAGCACACCGGACAACAAAGACGTCCCGCGCATCTGGTGCAGACGGCGAACAAATTTAAGATGCAGCATTCGCTCTGCATCCACTTCTTTGGTTTCCATCTGCCGTCCGGATACGGGACGGCTTTTATACACCAGATATTTTTCGGGACGCCCCCAGTCATCAACAAACACGCCCTGATTCAGCCTGTTGCTCTCATCACTGGTCATGGGAATAAAGTCCGGCTCGAGCGCCTCCAGCCAGAAATGAACACCGGCAGAAGGCGTCAGGCTGTTTATGCGCCCGGAAACCATCTGGGCAAACACCTCACCATCGCGCAGCCAGGTACGCAGCATCAGACGTTCCAGCATCGGGCGGGTGAACTGCCCGGTGACTTCCGGACTGACAGACCATTCACTCCATCGGGTGCGTATCTCCGCTGCCAGGTCACGGGCAATGGCCCCATTGCGTGATACCGGATGTGGCTCGACAATAATCCCGTTTTTCCCCACCACCCGTTCTTCCAGCTTGTCAAATACACCAATAACCAGATCGTGGTTGTTATCAAGGTAACGGGCCTGCTCACGTAACGACACGGCCCCGTACTGGCTTAACTGGTCGGCAGTTCGGTTTTCCCGCCGGGCTTTGTGTGTCCGCGTCGTTTTTACGGCCTCATAAGCCTGGATCACCGCACGGGAACGCAGCCTTGCCGCTTTCCATCCAGGTGAAAAAACGCCAATCACATCATCAAGAATTGCCATCAGAACCTCGCCAGCCGGTACCCGGGATGCCCCCGTCGTCGTGTAATCAGAGCCGCAAGGCGGCGCTCCCACTCCTGCCGACCCTGCCGGATCTCAGATAAGTTTTCCATGGTCATCTGCTGACCATTAAAAGTGACGGATTTTCCGTCCAGCACCGCCATTTCAGCTTCCGTATAACGCTGAATCATGGCTTCAATATCATTCTGGTTCATAACCATCCTCCGGAAGTCAGCCAGGGGTTAACATCGTCAGTTACTGTTTTCTTCCGTTTTTGTTTTTTAACAGGCGTGGATACCGGTTCCGGTGTGGGTGACGGTTCGGTACTGTCCGGGACACACTCCAGCCAGGTTTCCCGGCTCGCCCACTCCGGTGCATCCGGCCAGCGGATCTTTTCGTATCCATGCAGAATGACCAGAGCCTCGGCATACACCATCAGGTCAAAAGCTTCGTTGGCACCGCGACCCGGCTTACTCCATTTCCCGTCACTGCTCCGCTCTTCATACGTCAGTTCGTCGTAAAACCAGCTTCCCAGCCAGTCAGGGAAATGCACATAGCCGGGACCTGGCGAGTCACGCCATAACGCGTTATTCACCCGGTCTTTCAGGGCATCCGTCTGAAGAAGCCAGAGCGGCACATCACCTGCGGCCTGCGCCCGTCGGCCCGTTCGTCCGGTGTTATCAGGGAATGTACGGCTGATCAGTTTTGCGCGCCGGATGCTGTCGCCCTTAAACAGGTAAATACGTTTACCAAGGCCATCACGACGGCAACGACGCCAGAATTTATAGGCATTATCAGTGACCCCGTCCTCACCGCCGGAGTCCACCGCCATTGCCATCAGTCGCATTTGTTGAGAAGGATCGGAGGCCAGCGGCCAGCTTTTATGAAAAACATCCGTCAGCAGGACATCCCAGTCTTCCGGATAGCTGGCCGGATCAATTCGCTGGCTCTCCCCGTCGCTGTCACCGCGCAATGACTGCGTGATGTTGTAACGATCAATAATCCAGCGTTCGCCACGGCTGCCATAGCCCGTTACCTGAACCACAAAACGGCGATGACGTCCCGCCTGCACATCCACTGTCGCCACAAGGAAATTAACGCCATCCGGCACACTGCGGGAAGGAACTGGCTCTGCCCGCTGCTCAAGCAGTTCACTTTTTCGTTGCTCCATGCTGGCGCGGGGAAGATAAGGTAATCCCCAGTCGGTATTGATAACCGTCTTGAGTGTTTCTTCACTTCCGGTTGTCTCGTATTCCTGTTCTGCAGTAAGCAGTTTGTAAACGAGTTGCGAGAGTGTCTGGTAAGCAGCTGCCGGCCCCTCCATCCAGAATGACGCAATACGTGAGCGTCGGGGATCACCATAACGACTACCATCCGCATTGATGGATTCACCATCCCGCAACCAGACCCCACGTCCGTTCAGCTCACGTTTTTGTTCAGGCATAATCCGTCCTGAACAGGAAGGACACTGAATATAAGCCGCCTCACTTGCCAGCACGGGATCGGCAATATCACGGAAACCAGCAACCACATCGCCGCAGGGCTGAAAATACTCACCACAGTGTGGACAGGGCCAGTACCAGCGACGGCGATCGCCACGGTTATAGAGCGACAGTATCCCCGTGGTTGGTGGAGCCTCATGCGGTGAAGTCCGTCGCCATTTCACATCCTTCACATCCCTGCCGGGGGAACTCTCCACCAGCGTCATACCACTGGACATAAATGTGGTGGTACGTTTTGAGGCAAGAGAGAAGGCATCCCCCTCGCCATCAATATCTTCCGGAAAACGGTCATAATCCGTCAGCGCCACGCATTTATAATCTGATGAGGACATGATATTGACTGACGGCCAGCCGATTTTCAGGTAGTTGCCAGCAAGGAATGTTCTGTCATAAACGTTGTTGTCATTTTTGTTCGGACTCAGGCGACTGACCACTTCCGGGCTGACGCGAAACGTTCTGGCAAGTCGTTTTTTGGAGTGTTCGCGGGCTTTTTCCTCCGTCATCTGAATGATCAGCATATCCGCAGGATCGCAAATCACGTTGTAAATCACCCAGCCGTCAATCAGGCCGATAGTCTTGCCGGTTCGTGCCGGACCAACAAATATCACTGCGTCGTATTCACGCGAGGCCAGGCAGTTCATCGGCTCAATAACATACGGTGCCACCAGCGGATCCCACGGGACTGAGTTCCCTGCCCCCATGGGCACCCGCATATACTGAGCAACGGCATCAGCAACCCGCATTCGTCTCGGTGCGCGAAGGATATAACCTGAATCGGTTCGTGCTGCCTTTGCGGTTTCCTGATTCAGCATTACTCCTCCTGCTGTAATTCCTCCTCATCATCCGCACCTGCTTCAGTCACCCGCAGGGCTATCTGATCGCGCAGATCATCAATAATGGACTGAACACGGCTCACAGCGGCAGGCTGCAGACCGCAGTCACGTTCAAGAATATCCGGTAATGTCTCCAGCACCTGCACGACCGCTTTTGCCCAGATGGCAAACTCCCGTCTGACATCACTGGCCGGAATGAGTTGTGCCGTTTCCTGTTCGAACTTAAGACGCTCACGTTCAGACTGATACCAGGCTTTGCGCTCATGCGCGTCCATTTCGCCTTCTGCAACCGGCGGTGGTAATGCCAGAAATGCCGACACAATATCAACCACCCGATAAAGCTTGAGGTTGCTTTCATGCCCCCCTGCAACGGGTAGATTTTGCAGCCTTGCCGCAGCAGTCTGGCGATGTACACCTGACAGTGCCGCCAGTTGACTGATATTCAGCGTCAGATTTTTAACTCTCGATCCGTACCCGCTCCAGAATGTTTTAAACAT